CTATGCTGTTTTGATATCTACGATAATCCAGTCTTTACCACGATCATCATTGTATCGGTCGGTCATTTTTCTGGATTTATGACCTAACAACTTTTGCGTATCCAGACCCTGTTCCCGATATAACCGTTCTGACAGAGATCGCTGCTCATGAAATGTGGGCGCAGTTCCTTGCTCCCATTTTATGCCACATTTTTCCCTGGCCTTTTTAAAAGCCGTTGTAAGAGTATTTGCAGACACCTGGTCTCCTCTGTTTGCTTGAGAGGTAGTGTGACGGTAATGGACCAGATATTTACTAACAACAGCATCCCTGCACTGAGATATAACTTCACGAAGGGTAATATTCAGAGCATCGCATTTCAGGTTAAGCGGAATAGCAAGTTTTGAACCGGTTTTTTCCTGAGTAATGTGCAACATGTCGTCCCAGATATCAGAGAATTTCAAATTGCAGATATCGCCTAAACGTTGTCCAGTGACAAGAGCAAGTAGCATCCCGCATTTTAAATAGGGCTGCCGTCTACTTACGCTGTCAAATATTGCCTGCCATTCGGACAGTGATAATCTTTGGCGGTTTACTCGATTTCGCGGTTGTTTTGTTGCCTGCGCTGGGTTAAATCCTGGCGGAACATGTCCTGCGTGTTGTGCTTCTTTGAAGACGTCGATCAACACCATTCTCACGACTTGCGCCATCCTGTTATGACCTTCAGCCTTTACAGCATCAATTATTTCGGCAATATCAAGTGCGGTAATATCCTTGAGGTGTTGCATTCCACAATGCTCACGGAAGAGACGAATGGGTTTGCCTTTTTGCCAATAGGAGTTGGGTCTTAGTTCATTATGTTGCAGCCTGTCCTCCTGGATAGAAATATATTTATCAAGCCATTCTGTCACCGTAATGTCTGAGCGCCTGCCTTTCATTCTTTCCAGACGCTCATTGACGCTTAATATTTGTCGGGTACGTTGTTCAGCAATAATGGTATTTGCTTCAGTAGCAACCTGTTTTGCTTCATTCTCATCAGTTCCTAAACTATGAAAACGACCGGATAGTGGATGTTTGTATTGCCAATATACCTTTCCGGTTCGCTTATCTAATTTGCAATATAAATTGGGTATAGAGATTTTGTGAGATCGGGGTCTAGCAGCCATCAGCGATTATCCGTTGGAGTTTTGGGTTTGCGTTGATTGGGAGTTGCGGTTCTGCAAGCGTTCCTACAAAACGGGAATTTCGGTCAATCATCCAGTAGCGACCAACTTTTATAGCGGGTGGGGCCATCATTTTCCCTTGCGCGTATTTTTTCAGAACTCGCTCACTTGGTGCTAAGTCCCCAAATTCTTCTTTAGCCCAGTCCTGTAAAGTGATTAGTCGAGACATTTGTCCTCCTCTTAGCTGCTGAGGGAGTTTGTGACCGATATATCGCCAGGCTTAAATGAGTCGGTGTGAATCCCATCAGCGTTACCGTTTCGCGGTGCTTCTTCAGTACGCTACGGCAAATGTCATCGACGTTTTTATCCGGAAACTGCTGTCTGGCTTTTTTGATTTCATAATTAGCCTGACGGGCAATACTGCGAAGGGCGTTTTCTTGCTGAGGTGTCATTGAACAAGTCCCATGTCGGCAAGCATACATACAAACGAAAGAAACCGCGCATTCTGGATGAAGTGACCGGCAGGTTAATAACGCTGGATAATCCGCCGATACCCGGTAAGCAGTCACGGGCGAAAGGCTCATCCATTGCCCTGGTCAGTCCGATCGAGTTCTCAACATCATCATGGCGCCGCGCGGTTCTGTCTCTCGAAGAACATCAGAAAGCGTGGTTGCTGTGGAGTTACAGCGAAAGTGTTCGCTGGGAACATCAGGTCACCATAACGCAGTGGGCATGGAGCGAGTTTAAGACTCTGTTGGGTACCAGGAAAATTGCAGGTAAGACACTGGAACGTTTGAAGAAGTTGATCTGGCTGGCGGCACAGGATGTGAAGAACGAGCTGGCAGGGCGTAAGACCTATGAATACCAGGAGTTGGCATCACTGGTGGGAGTGACATCAAAAAACTGGTCTGAGACATTTACTGAACGCTGGGTTGCAATGAAGCACATTTTTCTACAGCTTGATAGCCAAGCTTTATTGCTTTTAACGAAAACACGTTCAAAACAAAAGACCACATTTTCACAGCAAGATATTGCAAAACTGGATTAAAAATCATATGTTTTATGTAAATCTGATATTTTGCCAATGTTGTACGCACTGGCCGTAATCCAAATTCAAGCCCGAGGTTTAAAGCCTTGGGCTTTTCTGTTTCTGGGCGGTGAGTATCCTTCCAACGTACCCCAGCCAGGGTGTCTTCAGCTGTTGAGTTGATATTGCTTAACCCTCTGTTGCCAGCTACATGCTGGCTTTTTTATTCCAGGCTTGCGGGGAGCATCAACTCCGTGCTTTGTCGTTAAATTACCCCGTGAGCCTGATTTCTGACATTTAACGTCCCGGCCTTTTGTCGGCGGCGAAACATTGGCTATTCATATGCACGAAAAAGAGAGCCTTGCCGGAGCGTTCTGGCTCGTTTTGCTGATCATCGCAGGTTGGGGCGGTCTGGTCCGCTACCTGATAGATGTGAAGCAGAGTAAAGCAACGTGGAGCTGGATAAATGCTTTGGCTCAGATAGTGGTGTCGGGATTCACCGGTGTTATTGGTGGCCTGATCAGTATCGAAAGTGGATTCAGTATTTACATGATTCTCGCGACAGCGGGGATTAGTGGTGCGATGGGTTCGGTTGCACTGACATACTTCTGGGAACGACTGACAGGGGTGAAAAATGCAAAATCTTAATCCTCAGCGTAAAGCTTTCCTCGATATGGTGGCATGGTCAGAAGGAACGGATAACGGACGGCAGAAAACCAGAAATCATGGTTATGACGTCATTGTAGGCGGAGAGCTATTTACTGATTACTCCGATCACCCTCGCAAACTTGTCACGCTAAACCCCAAACTCAAATCAACAGCAGCCGGACGTTATCAGCTTCTTTCACGCTGGTGGGATGCTTACCGTAAGCAGCTTGGCCTGAAAGACTTCTCCCCCAAAAGCCAGGACGCAGTGGCATTGCAGCAGATTAAAGAACGTGGCGCTTTACCGATGATTGATCGCGGTGATATTCGTCAGGCAATTGACCGTTGCAGCAATATCTGGGCTTCACTGCCGGGCGCTGGTTATGGTCAGTTCGAGCATAAGGCTGACAGCCTGATTGCAAAATTCAAAGAAGCTGGCGGAACGGTCAGAGAGATTGAGGTATGAGCAGAGTAACCGCGATTATCTCCGCTCTGGTTATTTGCATCATCGTCTGCCTGTCTTGGGCTGTTAATCATTACCGTGATAACGCCATTACCTACAAGGCCCAGCGCGACAAAAATGCCAGAGAACTGAAGCTGGCGAACGCGGCAATTACTGACATGCAGATGCGTCAGCGTGATGTTGCTGCGCTCGATGCAAAATACACGAAGGAGTTAGCTGATGCTAAAGCTGAAAATGATGCTCTGCGTGATGATGTTGCCGCTGGTCGTCGTCGGTGCACATCAAAGCAGTCTGTCAGTCAGTGCGTGAAGCCACCACCGCCTCCGGCGTGGATAATGCAGCCTCCCCCCGACTGGCAGACACCGCTGAACGGGATTATTTCACCCTCAGAGAGAGGCTGATCACTATGCAAAAACAACTGGAAGGAACCCAGAAGTATATTAATGAGCAGTGCAGATAGAGTTGCCCATATCGATGGGCAACTCATACAATTATTGTGAGCAATACACACGCGCTTCCAGCGGAGTATAAATGCCTAAAGTAATAAAACCGAGCAATCCATTTACGAATGTTTGCTGGGTTTCTGTTTTAACAACATTTTCTGCGCCGCCACAAATTTTGGCTGCATCGACAGTTTTCTTCTGCCCAATTCCAGAGACGAAGAAATGGTGGGTGATGGTTTCCTTTGGTGTTACTGCTGCCGGTTTGTTTTGAACAGTAAACGTCTGTTGGGCACATCCTGTAATAAGCAGGGCCAGCGCAGTAGCGAGTAGCATTTTTTTCATGGTGTTATTCCCGATGCTTTTTAAAGTTCGCAGAATCGTATGTGTAGAAAATTAAACAAACCCTAAACAATGAGTTGAAATCTCATATTGTTAATATTTATTAATGTATGTCAGATGCGAAGGATCGTCACTGTATTCCCGGATTAACTATGTCCGCAGCCCTGACAGGGAAACTCCTCTGCGGGAGTGTCCGGGAATAATTAATAACGATGCACACAGGGTTTAGCGCGTACACGTATTGCATTATGCCAACGCCCCGGTGCTGACACGGAAGAAACCGGACGTTATGATTTAGCGTGGAAAGATTTGTGTAGTGTTCTGAATGCTCTCAGTAAATAGTAATGAATTATCAAAGGCATAGTAATATCTTTTATGTTCGTGGATATTTGTAACCCATCGGAAAACTCCTGCTTTAGCAAGATTTTCCCTGTATTGCTGAAATGTGATTTCTCTTGATTTCAACCTATCATAGGACGTTTCTATAAGATGCGTATTTCTTGAGAATTTAACATTTACAACCTTTTTAAGTCCTTTTATTAACACAGTGTTATCGTTTTCTAACACAATGTGAATATTATCTGTGGCTAGATAGTAAATATAATGTGAGACATTGTGACGTTTTAGTTCAGAATAAAACAATTCACAGTTTAAATCTTTTCGCACTTGATCGAATATTTCTTTAAAAATGGCAACCTGAGCCATTGGTAAAACCTTCCATGTGATACGAGGGCGCGTAGTTTGCATTATCGTTTTTATCGTTTCAGTCTGGTCTGACCTCTTTGTGTTTTGTTGATGATTTATGTCAAATATTAGGAATGTTTTCAATTAATAGTATTGGTTGCGTAACAAAGTGCGGTCCTGCTGGCATTCTGGAGGGAAATACAACCGACAGATGTATGTAAGGCCAACGTGCTCAAATCTTCATACAGAAAGATTTGAAGTAATATTTTAACCGCTAGATGAAGAGCAAGCGCATGGAGCGACAAAATGAATAAAGAACAATCTGCTGATGATCCCTCCGTGGATCTGATTCGTGTAAAAAATATGCTTAATAGCACCATTTCTATGAGTTACCCTGATGTTGTAATTGCATGTATAGAACATAAGGTGTCTCTGGAAGCATTCAGGGCAATTGAGGCAGCGTTGGTGAAGCACGATAATAATATGAAGGATTATTCCCTGGTGGTTGACTGATCACCATAACTGCTAATCATTCAAACTACTTAACCTGTGACAGAGCCAACACGCAGTCTGTCACTGTCAGGAAAGTGGTAAAACTGCAACTCAATTACTGCAATGCCCTCGTAATTAAGTGAATTTACAATATCGTCCTGTTCGGAGGGAAGAACGCGGGATGTTCATTCTTCATCACTTTTAATTGATGTATATGCTCTCTTTTCTGACGTTAGCCTCCGACGGTAGGCTTCAATGACCCAGGCTGAGAAATTTCCGGACCCTTTTTGATCAAGAGCGATGTTAATTTGTTCAATCATTTGGTTAGGAAAGCGGATGTTGCGGGTTGTTGTTCTGCGGGTTCTGTTCTTCGTTGACATGAGGTTGCCCCGTATTCAGTGTCGCTGATTTGTATTGTCTGAAGTTGTTTTTACGTTAAGTTGATGCGGATCAATTAATACGATACCTGCGTCATAATTGATTATTTGACGTGGTTTGATGGCGTAGATGCACGTTGTGACATGTAGATGATAATTATTATCATTTTGCGGGTCCTTTCCGGCGATCCGACAGGTTACGGGGCGGCGACCTCGCGGGTTTTCGCTATTTATGAAAATTTTCCGGTTTAAGGTGTTTCCGTTCTTCTTCGTCGTAACTTAATGTTTTTATTTAAAATACCCCCTAAAAAGAAAGGAAACGACAGGTGCTGAAAGCGAGCTTTTTGGCCTCTGTCGTTTCCTTTCTCTGTTTTTGTCCGTGGAATGAACAATGGAAGTCAACAAAAAGCAGCTGGCTGACATTTTCGGTTCGAGTATCCGTACCATTCAGAACTGGCAGGAACAGGGAATGCCCGTTCTGCGAGGCGGTGGCAAGGGTAATGAGGTGCTTTATGACTCTGCCGCCGTCATAAAATGGTATGCCGAAAGGGATGCTGAAATTGAGAACGAAAAGCTGCGCCGGGAGGTTGAAGAACTGCGGCAGGCCAGCGAGACAGATCTCCAGCCAGGGACTATTGAGTACGAACGCCATCGACTTACGCGTGCGCAGGCCGACGCACAGGAGCTGAAAAATGCCAGAGACTCCGCTGAAGTGGTGGAAACCGCATTCTGTACTTTCGTGCTGTCGCGGATCGCAGGTGAAATTGCCAGTATTCTCGACGGGATCCCCCTGTCGGTGCAGCGGCGTTTTCCGGAACTGGAAAACCGACATGTTGATTTCCTGAAACGGGATATCATCAAAGCCATGAACAAAGCAGCCGCGCTGGATGAACTGATACCGGGGTTGCTGAGTGAATATATCGAACAGTCAGGTTAACAGGCTGCGGCATTTTGTCCGCGCCGGGCTTCGCTCACTGTTCAGGCCGGAGCCACAGACCGCCGTTGAATGGGCGGATGCCAATTACTATCTCCCGAAAGAATCCGCATACCAGGAAGAGCGCTGGGAAACACTGCCCTTTCAGCGGGCCATCATGAATGCGATGGGCAGTGACTACATCCGCGAGGTGAATGTGGTGAAGTCTGCCCGTGTTGGTTATTCCAAAATGCTGCTGGGTGTTTATGCCTACTTCATAGAGCATAAGCAGCGCAACACCCTTATCTGGTTGCCGACGGATGGTGATGCCGAGAACTTTATGAAAACCCACGTTGAGCCGACTATCCGCGATATTCCGTCGCTGCTGGCGCTGGCCCCGTGGTATGGCAAAAAGCACCGGGATAACACGCTCACCATGAAGCGTTTTTCCAATGGTCGTGGTTTCTGGTGCCTGGGCGGTAAAGCGGCAAAAAACTACCGTGAAAAGTCGGTGGATGTGGCGGGTTATGATGAACTTGCTGCCTTTGATGATGATATTGAACAGGAAGGCTTACCGACGTTCCTGGGTGACAAGCGTATTGAAGGCTCAGTCTGGCCAAAGTCCATACGTGGCTCCACGCCAAAAGTGAGAGGCACCTGTCAGATTGAGCGTGCTGCCAGTGAATCCCCGCATTTTATGCGTTTTCATGTTGCCTGCCCGCACTGCGGGGAGGAGCAGTACCTTAAATTTGGCGATAAAGAGACGCCGTTTGGCCTCAAATGGACGCCGGATGATCCCTCCAGCGTGTTTTATCTCTGCGAGCATAATGCCTGCGTCATCCGTCAGCAGGAGCTGGACTTCACTGATGCCCGTTATATCTGCGAAAAGACCGGGATCTGGACCCGTGATGGCATTCTCTGGTTTTCGTCATCCGGTGAAGAGATTGAGCCACCTGACAGTGTGACCTTTCACATCTGGACAGCGTACAGCCCGTTCACCACCTGGGTGCAGATTGTCAAAGACTGGATGAAGACGAAAGGGGATACGGGAAAACGTAAAACCTTCGTGAACACCACGCTCGGTGAGACGTGGGAGGCGAAAATTGGCGAACGTCCGGATGCTGAAGTGATGGCAGAGCGGAAAGAGCATTATTCAGCGCCCGTTCCTGACCGTGTGGCTTACCTGACCGCCGGTATCGACTCCCAGCTGGACCGCTACGAAATGCGCGTATGGGGATGGGGGCCGGGTGAGGAAAGCTGGCTGATTGACCGGCAGATTATTATGGGCCGCCACGACGATGAACAGACGCTGCTGCGTGTGGATGAGGCCATCAATAAAACCTATACCCGCCGGAATGGTGCAGAAATGTCGATATCCCGTATCTGCTGGGATACTGGCGGGATTGACCCGACCATTGTGTATGAACGCTCGAAAAAACATGGGCTGTTCCGGGTGATCCCCATTAAAGGGGCATCCGTCTACGGAAAGCCGGTGGCCAGCATGCCACGTAAGCGAAACAAAAACGGGGTTTACCTTACCGAAATCGGTACGGATACCGCGAAAGAGCAGATTTATAACCGCTTCACACTGACGCCGGAAGGGGATGAACCGCTTCCCGGTGCCGTTCACTTCCCGAATAACCCGGATATTTTTGATCTGACCGAAGCGCAGCAGCTGACGGCTGAAGAGCAGGTCGAAAAATGGGTGGATGGCAGGAAAAAAATACTGTGGGACAGCAAAAAGCGACGCAATGAGGCGCTCGACTGCTTCGTTTATGCGCTGGCGGCGCTGCGCATCAGTATTTCCCGCTGGCAGCTGGATCTCAGTGCGCTGCTGGCGAGCCTGCAGGAAGAGGATGGTGTAGCAACCAACAAGAAAACACTGGCAGATTACGCCCGTGCCTTATCCGGAGAGGATGAATGACGCGACAGGAAGAACTTGCCGCTGCCCGTGCGGCACTGCATGACCTGATGACAGGAAAACGGGTGGCAACGGTACAGAAAGACGGACGGAGAGTGGAGTTTACGGCCACTTCCGTGTCTGACCTGAAAAAATACATTGCGGAGCTGGAAGTGCAGACCGGCATGACACAGCGACGCAGGGGACCTGCAGGATTTTATGTATGAAAACGTCCACCATTCCCACCCTTCTGGGGCCGGACGGCATGACATCGCTGCGTGAATATGCCGGTTATCACGGCGGTGGCAGCGGATTTGGTGGGCAGTTGCGGGCGTGGAACCCACCGGGTGAAAGTGTGGATGCAGCCCTGCTGCCCAACTTTACCCGTGGCAATGCCCGCGCAGACGATCTGGTACGCAATAACGGCTATGCCGCCAACGCCATCCAGCTGCATCAGGATCATATCGTCGGGTCTTTTTTCCGGCTCAGTCATCGCCCAAGCTGGCGCTATCTGGGCATCGGGGAGGAAGAAGCCCGTGCCTTTTCCCGCGAGGTTGAAGCGGCATGGAAAGAGTTTGCCGAGGATGACTGCTGCTGCATTGACGTTGAGCGAAAACGCACGTTTACCATGATGATTCGGGAAGGTGTGGCCATGCATGCCTTTAACGGTGAACTGTTCGTTCAGGCCACCTGGGATACCAGTCCGTCGCGGCTTTTCCGGACACAGTTCCGGATGGTCAGCCCGAAGCGCATCAGCAACCCGAACAATACCGGCGACAGCCGGAACTGCCGTGCCGGTGTGCAGATTAATGACAGCGGTGCGGCGCTGGGATATTACGTCAGCGAGGACGGCTATCCTGGCTGGATGCCGCAGAAATGGACATGGATACCCCGTGAGTTACCCGGTGGTCGTGCTTCGTTCATTCACGTCTTTGAACCCGTGGAGGACGGGCAGACCCGCGGTGCAAATGTGTTTTACAGCGTGATGGAGCAGATGAAGATGCTCGACACGCTGCAGAACACGCAGCTGCAGAGCGCCATTGTGAAGGCGATGTATGCCGCCACCATCGAGAGTGAGCTGGATACGCAGTCAGCGATGGATTTTATTCTGGGCGCTAACAGTCAGGAGCAGCGGGAAAGGCTGACGGGCTGGATTGGTTAAATTGCCGCGTATTACGCCGCAGCACCGGTCCGTCTGGGAGGCGCAAAAGTGCCGCACCTGATGCCGGGGGACTCACTGAACCTGCAGACGGCTCAGGACACGGATAACGGCTACTCCGTGTTTGAGCAGTCACTGTTGCGGTATATCGCTGCCGGGCTGGGTGTCTCGTATGAGCAGCTTTCCCGGAATTACGCCCAGATGAGCTACTCCACGGCACGGGCCAGTGCGAACGAGTCGTGGGCGTACTTTATGGGGCGGCGAAAATTCGTCGCATCCCGTCAGGCGAGCCAGATGTTTCTGTGCTGGCTGGAAGAGGCCATCGCCCGCCGCGTAGTGACGTTACCTTCAAAAGCGCGCTTCAGTTTTCAGGAAGCCCGCAGTGCCTGGGGGAACTGCGACTGGATAGGCTCCGGTCGTATGGCCATCGATGGTCTGAAATCCGCTGGCGCTGAATAACGTCATGTCAGAGTAGAAAAAGACCTGGGCGGCTGAAGACCAGCTTCGCGGGAGCTGGATGGCAGGCCTGAAGTCCGGCTGGAGTGAGTGGGAAGAGAGCGCCACGGACTGTATGTTGCAGGTAAAAAGTGCAGCCACGCAGACCTTTGATGGTATTGCACAGAATATGGCGGCGATGCTGACCGGCAGTGAACAGAACTGGCGTAGCTTCACCGGTTCCGTGCTGTCCATGATGACAGAAATTCTGCTTAAGCAGGCAATGGTGGGGATTGTCGGGAGTATCGGCAGCGCCATTGGCGGGGCTGTTGGTGGCGGCGCATCCGCGTCAGGCGGTATGGCTTACAGCCGTGTGTCGACTTTCTCCGGGGATTATCTCCGCGTAACTGACAACAAGGGGAAAACGCACGACGTGCTGACCGGAAGTGATGACGGTCGCCACAGCAACACGTCTCTGGCGTGG